CATATTGCGACTACTAGAGGTAATATAGAAAAGATATCTAAACTGTGTTTAGATAATGACTTACATGCTAGAGATAGAGGGTCCATGATGTATTTGTTTAGAGACCTATCTAATTCTACTATCAAACCTGGATTTTGTAAGTGTATAACGTATTGTATATATGAAGGTAAACCAGTTGGGGTAGCGGTGGCAATTATTCCAAACGGATGGGCTGAGTATTTGAAGTTTTGGCGCATCAAAGATGGGTTTAAAGCCGATATTGGAGTGTGGGTTTCGCAGTCTCATAGGCGTATTGGAATTGGTACAAGGCTAATAAAAATGTTACGTTATAAAATAAAAGCTAAACCAGAGCAGTTAAGATGGCATAAGGTCGGAACCAATGGACATGCTTCCGAATTTTATACAGAAGCGCTAAATACCTAAACTGATAAATACCAGTATAGATACTTTAAAAGGATAATATTATGAGAACTCTCAGTCCGAGCGTAACGGTAACCGAAATTGATAAGTCAATCTTCGTTCAAAGTGCCGCCACACAACCAACTGCTCTGC